AACAGGCGGCACTATTACTGGTACAGGCACTATCTCAGTTGTAGCAAATAGTGGTATAGTTGCTAACTCAACAGGTACGTTTGTAAACGCTAATAATGGTATTACAGCAAATAGTACAGGGGTGTTTATTAGAGCTAACACCGGACTAGTATCCAATGCTACAGGGGTATATGTTAACTCAACATATATCGGAACGTTATCTGCTAATAATGCATCGTTCCTTGGTGGAACCGCAGCTGCTTCTTATGTACAGAACACTGACTCGAGAACACTTTCTGGTAACTTAGTATTTACCGGAGCAAATGTACTTTTACAATCAGCTTCTCTTGGCGGCACTGCTACTAATTTTGTTAATAATTTTATTATTAATACAAATGTAGGTAACGCTTCTTACTTAAGATTTTATCACTCTAGGCATACCACTGGTGCTGACTGGACTGGCGCGTCTACCAGAATACAGCAGCGTATTGATGTTACAGATATGGGATACCTTGAGTTCAATCCAAGTGGCTACGCACAAGGTATTGCATTATATGGCACCTCTGGCTCAGGTTTAGTAGTATCGCAAACTGGTAACGTAGTAACATCTACTAATACGTTCACAGTAGGTACAGCATCTTACTTTGTATCGAACGGCAACGTAGGTATTGGAACAAGCTCACCCGCGGCAAAACTTGATGTGAATGGTGGCATAGTCAGTCGTGCTGTTGCTTCAGAGGGTGGTGAAATACAGTTAAATAATCCAGATAATCTTGCTGCTGGACTTGTAGTTGATGTTTCAGCTGCTGATTCTGGACGTATTTTTAACACTAGAAACAACTCGCAGATTACAATTGGCCAGTTAACAGGTACGGGAGGGATTATAACCCTCTACACTGAAGCTTCCGAGCGTGTGCGTGTCGCAGCTAACGGTAACGTTGGTGTTGGAACGAGTTCGCCGGGATCTGCATTACACGCCTACGGAAATGGAGCTGAGATTCGTGCAGAAAATACTACTACCTCTCAGTACGCAAGTTCAAGACTAAGACTTAAAGGGCCCGCAGGTACTGCAAGATCTTCAGTTCTAGTACACGGTAATGATAATGTCGGAGGGACTAATCCTTACTTTGCCATAGAAGGTCACAATTCATCAGAAACCTATATCAAATCAATGGCGCTTTTTTATCATGCATCTGATTATTGGTATTTTCCTTACACTATAAGATCCCCTATCTTTTACGATTCTGACGATACCAATAGTTACTTTGAGGGACCTCAACTCTTTATGAGGGGTTCAGCACCGACTGTTTACTTCCGTGATACAAACCATAACTCTGCTATGATTCACTGTAATTCAAACCTTCTTTATTTTCTAAGAGGGGGTAACGATACTACTTCATGGACTCAGGTTAATAGTCAATGGCCTCTATATCTTAATCTTACAAATAATGATGCAATTTTAGGCGGCTCTTTTAATGCTGTAGGTAACATCACTGCTTATTACTCCGACAGGAGACTAAAAACAAACATCAAGCCAATCACTGGTGCTATTGATAAACTAAAACAAATCAATGGTGTATACTATAAGAATAATGACTTTGCAAAGTCTGTAGGGTATACTGATGAAGATGAACAGGTAGGTGTAATCTCTCAAGAAGTTGAAAAAGTTCTACCACACGTAGTTAAAAGAGCGCCGTTTGATATTGAATATGACGAAACTGATAGAACCAAGATTAAATCAAAGTCTGGAGAAGACTATAAAACAGTGCAATACGATAGACTTGTTCCTCTTCTAATTGAAGCTATTAAAGAGCAGCAAGTAGAAATTGAAAAGCTCAAAGCAGCTATTGCAAAAGAGGTTTAATATGACAATAACATACACATGGCAGATCTTATCTTTAAAAGTATCTGACGAGTTACCTGACTTTCCAAAAGCAGTTGTTCAAGTTAAGTGGAGAAAAACTGGTGTTGATGAAGATGGAATTGAAGCCCATTTTGATGGCTCTAGTAAGATCTCAACCAAAAGCATTTCACCTGAGACATATATAACATTCGATAACCTTACAGAAGATGATATTATATCATGGGTTAGAGGTATAGATGATAGAGGTAATGGTGCGGTAGATAAAATGATACAAGCCGCTATCATTGAAAAGAAGACTACAGCTGAGTCAACTATTGAGCTTCCATGGAAAAAAACGGAGAATTAAAATGAATGAACTTACTTTAACATTGACACTTGATCAAATCAACACAATTCTAGCCGGTATCGGTGAACTTCCTACACGTATTGGTCTTCCTATTACAGAAGAAATCAGAAAGCAAGTATTACCTCAGATAGAGGCAGCTAATAGTAAATCGGAGAGTTAAAATGGCTACACTAGCACAACTTCAAAAACTAGCACCTGGCGGTAAGCCAGAAATTCTTGGTGCAATTGCAGAACTAGCACCTGTTCTTGCCGAGAAGTACGGTATTAATACACATCTTCGAATGGCTCATTTCCTTGCTCAAACAGCACATGAATCAGGCGAGTTTAAGGTAGTAGAAGAAAATCTTAACTACAAGACAACTGCTCTTACAGCCATGTTTGGTTCTCGTATTACTGCTGAACAAGCTGGTAAGGTCGGTCGTAACGACGCAACTGGCCAAAAAGCTGATCAGGCAGCCATTGCAAATATTATCTATGGTGGTGCTTGGGGTGCAAAGAATCTAGGTAATACTGAAGAAGGTGACGGTGCAAAGTTCAAGGGTCGTGGTGTTATTCAGCTAACCGGCCGTGCTAACTATACAGCCTTTGCAAAAGCCAAGGGCATCTCTGTAGATGAAGCTGCTGAGTATCTAAAGACTCCTCAGGGTGCTGTTGAATCAGCTGCATGGTTCTGGAGTTCACGCGGTCTGAACGCTCTTGCTGACAGTGATGATATTACAGCTGTAACCAAGAAAGTAAATGGTGGTACTCTAGGTATCGACCACCGCACAGAGCTTCTTAACAAAGCAAAAAGTGTTCTAGGATAACCTCTTACTAAATATAGTAAAAGAGGTGTACAATGGCCAATCCTACAACCCGTGCGGAATTCATCGAAAATTGCTTACGCCGTTTAGGTAAGCCAGTTATAGAAATCAACGTCGATCCTGATCAAATCGAGGATCGCGTTGATGAAGCGCTTGCATACTATTGGGATTATCACTTTGATGGTTCAGAAAAGATATACTACAAGCACCAGGTTACAGCGCAGGATGCGTCAAATAAGTATATCACTCTACCTGAAAATATTATTGGCGCTGTTCGTATTTTTAGTATTGGCGATTTAATTACAACAGCTTCGCTATTCGATATTCGCTATCAGATCGCTCTTAACGATCTTTATCAGTTCTATAGACAGTCCATGGTACCGTACTATATGAACATGCAGCATATTCAATTCCTAGAACAACTATTAGTAGGCCAACAGCCTATTAGATATACACGCACTAGAAATAGATTGCATATCGATATGGATTGGGATAGAATTGATATCAACAAGTACTTCTTAGTTGAAGCGTACGAAATTATCAACCCAGATACTTATACTGATGTTTGGAAGGATAGATGGTTACTACGATACACTACTGCTTTAATTAAAAGACAGTGGGGTGTTAACTTAACCAAATATTCTGGTATTCAGTTAATGGGCGGTATCACTTTTAACGGTGAGAAGATCTACAACGAAGCTAATTCAGAAATTCAGCAACTAGAAGCAGAGATGCTTACTTCCTACTCAGTACCTCCTGAGTACATGATAGGGTAACAAGTGGCAACTTCGTTTTATTTCAACAAAGCAGCAGTATCAGAGCAGCGTTTACTTGAAGATCTCACAATAGAATCTATCAAGATAAACGGCATTGATACTTACTATTTACCCAGAACACTTTTTAATAAAGATCAGATCTTTAAAGAAGACGTGTTGTCTATATTTAAACGTGGGTATTTTGTTGAGATGTATCCCAAGAACGTGCAGGGCTTTGCTGGTGAAAAAGATATTCTTACCAAGTTTGGTGTCGAGATTAGAGAACAAATTACATTTGTAATGGCCAAGAGACGTTATGAAGATGAGATCGGCGATTACGAAGACAGAGTAAATAGACCCCTAGAAGGTGATTTAATTTACTTGCCTATTAATGATGGTCTTTATGAGATTAAATTTGTCGATCACGACTTACCGTTCTATGAATTATCTAATCGTTATGTCTACGAACTAAAATGTGAGAAGTTCGAATACAGTTCAGAAAGAATCGATACTGGTATTGAGCAGCTTGATAGTATTGAAGATAGATTTACTCTTGATGATGTAGGTGTATATGAACTAGTAACGGAAGAGGGTGCGCTACTCTATACTGAAGCTGCTGACATGCTTATACTAGAGCGTATCGATATTGAAGATCAAGACCCTGGCGCTCAGAATTCACAATTCCAGCTGGAATCAGACGGTATCATTGACTTTTCTGATAAAAATCCATTTAGTGAGAGAGTCTAATGATTACAGGTTATTATTATCACGCTTTAATTAGAAAATACGTCACTTACTTTGGTACATTATTCAACGATATTTCTATTGAGCGTACAGATTCTAGTAATAATGTTATTCAGGATTTTGTAGTCCCTATTGCTTATGGGCCCAAGCAGAAGTTTATTGCAAGACTAGAACAAGACCCTACACTTAACAAGAGTGTAGCTATGACTCTACCCAGAATGTCTTTCGAGATTGTTGATTTTGATTACGATCCGTCACGTAAATTAATCTCTACTGGTAAGATTTCCAAGCAATCTACTAACTATACGGGTAAGCTTGAGACAATTTACAATCCAGTACCAGTCAATATTAAGTTTAATTTATCCATCTACACTAAAAATGCAGAAGATGGATTCAAGATATTCGAGCAGATTCTACCATATTTTACACCAGAATGGACTTCTACTCTAAGTTTAGTTCCAAGTATGGATCTTAAAGTAGATATTCCTGTTGTTCTTAATGATATCAACATGGTAGATAAATATGAAGGATCGTTTGAAAATTTAGATCGTAGATATATTATTCATACATTGTCATTCATAATGAAAGCATACCTATTTGGTCCTACAGGCAGATCAGATGTTATTAGGCGCTCAATTGCAAATCTATACAATAATTCAAATACAAGAACAGCAAACTTATCCATAACAAGCTTTATTACAAATTTTAAACCTGGTGATTTTGTATATCAATCAAATGGCAGAACACAAACAGCGTCTGGTATTGTTAAACAAGCTAATTCAACATTCTTATACATTGCAAACGTAAACGGCACATTTAATACTGCGAATAATGTTCTATGTGGTAACTCAAATGCTGTAGGCGAAGTATCGGCAGTCTCATCTGCCGATACACCAAATGAAGTAATAACAGTTAGACCTACTCTTACTGCAAATGGAACGCCAACATCAAACGTAAGTCAATCCATAGATCTTGATCTAATTAAATCAACAGACGATTTTGGTATTAATATTAGTATTTCGGAACCGTAATGAGTGAAGAAAATGAAAAAGATCCTATCGGCAAGGCACTAAACCTCCAGCCGATTAACAGTATAAAGACTGGTATTGAAGCTGCTATTCAAGCTGATAGTGATGATGTTATTCATGCTAGAAGAAACATCAAGGACCTAATCTATAGAGGTTCGTCTTCTCTAGAAGATCTATTGGATGTTGCAAAGGCATCT